GTTCACCTGCAAGTTAGGAGGTTTGGTCTGGTTGTTGAGTTGCTTTTGAGCAGTAACTCCAAACAGGTTCCCCTTGTTGCGAACGTCGTTTGTCATTGCAAGTCTAATAGCATCAGCAAGAATCTTCATGGCAGTTGGGTCACTTATAAGGGCCTGAGCCAATACTGCTGGTTCAATGGCAATTTCAATGTCTGTTTCATTTTGCTGTGCCATAATTTCCCCTTAGTGAGTGACGTAGACTCTAATGCCAGTTTTTGTTTTAACAACTGTTTCAGTTACTTTTGATGCCGAACCGGTTAATGCCTTATTCCACCCAAATTGTATTTCTTGAAGGGTTGGAGCGTTTTGCAAAGCGTTCCACATTTGAGTGATAGGAATAAGTGTTGCACCTGTTCCCGCTAAAGCTAAAGTAGGGTTTTTGAAAAAATCTTGTATTGATTTTGTAAATTTTTCCCAAATGGTTTTAGGTTCCGTAGAACCAGGCGTTCCTGGTTTGATTACTGTTGGGTCTTTTGCAGCTCTTAAACCTGCACCAACGGCAGTGTTGTAAGCAATTTCGGTAAGCAATTGAATTTGAGTAACACCTTGAACAATTTGTTCAGCTTGCGCCCCAGCACCAAAAAAAGTTTTAATTGTAGAAATTGATTTATTTATGTAACCAGCAATCTTAATTCCAACTGCTAGTGCAAAAGCGTCTTCCGCCCCTTTCCCAGCAATTTTTGTAATAAGTGGGTGCGATTGAAACCAAGTAATAACACCAGCGCCCCATTTCATTACATCTTGAACTTTAGGAAGCAAAGCATTTCCAAATGAAACAGCAATAGAAGAAGCGTATCCACTAAGACTTGACGCTTGAAAGTTTGCCGTTTTTACAACCTCTGCCCATCCCTGAACGTTCTTTTGATTGCCTTGCATCGCTTGACCAATTTTGTTTACTGAGTCTGCGTAGAAGCCTAAGTGTTTGCCACCTAGAGCAAGACCAACTGACAATCCTGTAATGCCACCCAAGATTGCTCGGTTGGCTGCAACATACTGAGGAGAGTTAACTGTGTAGTGTTGTTTGAGGTGGTCTTCAATTATTTTAAGTGCGTCAGCTACACCATTTTTAGGATCAAGTAATGCAGTGTGAAGCTGATCAGCAGATACGCCAATATCTGCCATTACTTTTGAAGCCTTACCACCAGGGGCAGCAAGGCTAAGAAGTGCGTTTTTAATTTCCGCAACAGAGAATCGAGCCTGTTGACCAGATACGGTCATGGTTGCAATAGCACCGGCAACTTCCTTAAAAGGAATTCCGAGGTTTGCAGCGATAGGAAGAACTCGACCCATTGAGTAACCAAGCAATGTCATGTTGGTTTTACCAAGAGCAACAGTTTCAATAAGACCAGAGGTTACGTTTTTTGCTTGATTTGCACCATAGCCATAGTCGCGCATAACGGTAGTAGTTGCGGAAGCCATAGTAGCCATGTCGGTAAAACCGACTTTTGCACCTTCAGCCGCAGCCTTTAGAATCGTTAGGGCTTGTGCGCCGTGATAGCCAGCAGACTCAATGTAATACATTCCGTCGGCAAGTTTTTTAGGGGTTGAACCGACAGGCCCTGCTAAAGCAAGAATACCTTTGCGAATCATGTCAAGGTTTTTTACAGATTCGCCAGCGTCAGTAACCAAACGAGTAGTCGCAGATTGAAAGTCTGCTGCCATTTTAATAGAAACTGCACCAATGGCAACGCCAGCACCAATGATGTAATTTGCGGCCCTGTTCACTTTGGCACTTGTAGACATGGCGGTATCGCCAAAGCCTTTCATAATGCCGTCGGCTCGGCCCATCTGTCCTTCGTATTGGCGAATGTCAGCGAATAAACGCGCTACTACAGGTGGAAGAAAACCCATTATTTGACTCTACTCATAAGTAATTGAGCGCGTGTAATTGTTTCAACAAACTCTGTGGTGTTTGCAGTAAGTGTTATTAGAGGTAGTAGTGACATTATTCTAAGGCTGCTCGCCACTCCTCCATAGCTATTAGTTCAATTTCTTTTTCTGATTTTTGAAACCCTGGTTTTAAGTACGGATAGCCAACAGGGTATGGACTTTGAGTCATGCGAGAGGTTCCGTACTCAACGTAGCCTGCGTACTTTACGTCAGATCTAGGGCCGGTTTCCGACATCCAACCACCCTTACCTACTGGTCGAGGTGTACCAATCATTTGAATAGAATCTTTAAGATTTCCAGTTCGGTTTGTTGGGCTTGTTGGAACAGCAGGAACGCTCTTGGGTTGCGTTGGTCTAAATTCTCTTTTTGCGTTTTCTTTAATTACTTCCGCACCCTTAGTTACAATGTTTCTTGCAGCTAAGTCGGCTTTGGCAACATCTTTGTAAAGACCAGCGGAAAACTCGTTAATACCCGATACAATTACCTCAACTGGCATTGTTAACCTCATTAACCATTCCGTGAATAGCAATAAGCCATTCGGTTGTTTCTCTGGGTTGATTCAAAAAATCTTCGTGTGATCCGCCAAATTCTTTTCTGAATTTGTATTCTCTAAAAAGACTAGATAGTTCCGCATCAACCTCAGCGTCTTTGCCCCTTAGTGCTGCCTCCAGCCGCGCTAGTCGGCGGTAGGGGCTTTTGGGTCAATGTTTGGAGACAGGTCAATTTGTCCGTTAAATTCATCTGAACAAGCTGCTGCCAACGCTTCAAAGGTTGCTTTAGGCAAATCAAGAGCGCTGTCTGTTGTTGGAAGGTCTCCGAATGACCACGACTTAACCATGCCAACAATTAGTTCTGCTTGGTAGCCGTCAAGGTTGTTCTGGTCTTCTTCTGAAATTTCAGAAAACACAGCCCATGTTTCAGGTTTGGAATCGTCAAAACCACTTGCTGTAAGTTTTGCAGCCGTACCAGCCGCCTTCATGTACGCGCGTGAGATACTTCGAGCAATTCGCTCAGAGATTTCGTCACGCGAATACAAGATGGCTGACTGTCCATTTGGAAGGTTTATTGCTGGCATTTTATCCCCTTTGGGTTATTGTTTAGTAAGGCGTTGATGATGCGTTTACAATCGTTGCTTGGATTGGTGAGTAACCTCCACCAGCAGAAGCATCGGTTGCGTCTGCGTTTGCTGTAAATTCTACTTCAATTTCTGTGTATTCTTTTGAGCGAACGCGCTTGACGTTATGGAATTGTGCAGCGGTCATTGTGAAAGAAATACTGTGCTGAACAGATGAAGTTGAGTCGTTAGGGTCAGTAAGAGTAATTACTACTGCCTGTGGCGAGCGTGTAAGTGCTTCTGCGTTTGTTCCAGTTGACCATACATCTGTGCTTGAGTTTACAACCGCTGTGAACTTACCGGTTACTTCAATAGGCCCAGCAAAGTTGGTCAGAGGAGCCTGTGAACCCATTGTGAAAATAGGAGCAGTCTTGCGCTCAAGTTTCAATTCACCGGTTTGAATGTAGTTAAACGTAGTTCCGCCAACTGAGATTGTTGTATCCCAAGCAGGAATCATGTGTTCAGTTGACACTGACAAAGTTGTGAATGGAGACGGTGGTGTGGTGTATGAAGTGTATGGGTTTCCAAAGAACTTAACTGTTGCGTCTGCTGCTGCTTCCGCACCGTATGTCAAGTTAATACTGTCTGCCTGTGCGCCGGTAATGGTGAAGTAGTTAGCACCGTCAAAGTCAAGAATTGAGTATGACTGTGGCTGTGAACCTGTTGAAGCGCTGTTTAACAACTTGATGTTGTGTGAGCTTGAAGAACCAGTTGTTGTAACTGTGTCTGTTCCACCAAGAACTGCTTTAACAAAGTTTCCAAATGTGTCGGCAAACAGGTAGAACTTAGCGTCGTACTCGTCGTGACGGACACCCTGAACTTGGTCATAGACCATTACAGGTGAGCCTCGGAAGGCTTCGTCTCGCAAGAAGGTCTGCATTGGCGTTACTTGTGGAGTTGTTACCGGAATGTAAACCGGAGTTGCTCCTGTTGGTAGGGTTCCGCGTGTCGCTTCGACAACGAGACCCATGTAACTATTGGCTGATAAAAAGGCCATCTGAGGCGCTCCTTAGTTTGTGGTTGGGGTTGAGGTTGATTCGGTGCTAGGAGCCTCTACAGGGGCTTCTGGCGGTGTTACAGGGGCTTTTGTTGCTGCTGATGAAGTCCAGCGACCATCACCAGGGTCAGCGTCTAGTGCATAGATTTGACCTGGTAGTGCTTCGAGTGTAGATCCGTTGTATTCAATGTCAGGATAAATCCTGGCAGTTGCGTCTGTGTATGTGTAATTAGCCATAATGCTCCTTAGTTGTCAATAATTTCCACAACGCGCACTCGAACTGTTGAGGTTACTTGTGTCGCTGCGGCTTTGCCGTTTATTTGGCGAGGGTAATACGAGGTGATGTCAATGTCTTCGCCACCAGCTGGGCCGTTAGCGCCTTCTCCCCATTGAAAGATAGTGCCAGGTGCGCCAGCATTACGGTCTGCTCTAATTGCTTGAACAAGTGAGTCTAAGAAAGTCTCGTTGTCAAACCCTGCGTCTTCTGACTTTTGGTGCGTTGAGCGCAGGTAGCAGTCAAGAATGAATGTGTAGTCAATAGCCTTGCGACCATTGTGAGGGCCACCTAGAGCAATACGGTTTTCTCGTTGGTTTTCAATGTAGAGAAAGATGATTGCGCCAGAACTGTGTCCTGGGTCTTCACCCTCAAAGAAGTCACCTTCGGGGGTTAGTTTTGCCGGGAACTGCTTGACGCTTGACAAGTTAGTAATACCAGCGTTTGTCAAGTACGAAGCAATCGCCTGACGTACTGTGGCGCGTGACATTATGCACGACCCCAAATCTGCTTGAAGTCATCTAGCAAATCGTATGCCATTGCTTCGTCAGACATAGAACTTTGCTGACGAGAAGTGACTGCCGATGGTTCACCGATTTCGTTAAGAACCAGTCCACCTTGTCCACGCTCTTTAATCATTCCAACAATAAAGTGAATTACCGCTTGCTTGACCGACGCAGGTAGAGCTGAGACGTTAACGCCAGATCCGTGTGAGTATTTTAGAGGATTGGTGAATGTCAGAGTGGTGTTGCCAGGTGTCCATGAAGTTGAAACCTGAACGTACTCGTCTTTTTGTCCATCCCAGATAGTTAGGTTTTGCCCTGGGAAGATACCCATGACGTTGTTAACGGTGATTGAAGTAGCGCCAATTTCTGAAGATGAGTTTGTGAAGGTGTTAGCCCAGCCGTTGATGTATGTCCACTGGCAAAAGATTTCCGTACCAGAC